GAAGATGCATCCGTAACTAACAAAGGTATTGTAGAATTAGCTACAACCGCAGAAACTACAACTGGTACAGACACTGCAAGAGCAGTAACTCCAGATGGACTGAAGGATGGATATCAGGGTTCAACTAATGTAACTACATTAGGTACAATCGCTACTGGTACTTGGAATGGTTCAGTAATAGATAAAGCATATGTAGATGATGAATTACTAAATACTTCATTAAATTCAGCAACTGGTTCGTATATTACAGCTGTCAGAACTGTAACGGCTGGGGGTAACACCTTAGCAGCTGGAGAAACTTTAGCTTTCACCGCAGGTTCAAATGTTTCTATATCTGAATCTGGTGGAGCAGTAACAATAGCATCTACTGATACAAATACACAATTGAGTACATCTGATGTAAGGGGTAAATTCTCAGCTGGTGAAGGTATTGATATAAGTAGTGGAGAGATATCTGGTGAAGATGCTACAACATCTAATAAAGGTATCGTAGAGTTAGCAACTACTGCTGAGACTACAACTGGTACTGATACTGGTAGAGCAGTAACACCTGATGGTCTTAAAGATGGTTATCAAGGAAGTACAAATGTAACTACATTAGGAACAATAGCAACTGGTACTTGGAATGGTACTGCTATTGACAAAACTTATTTAGATGATGAAGTTTTAAATACTTCATTGAATTCAGCAACAGGTTCTTATCAACTACAACCATCTGAAGGAGCATTCGCTAATGGTGATAAAACAAAATTAGATGGAATTGATACAAGTGCAGATGTTACTGATGCTACAACTGTTAAAGCGGCACTTAATGGTAACTTAGGAACTTTGACTTTAGGAGATTCTAATGATACAGTTAGTATACCTGGTAATTTAAGTGTAGCTGGTACAACAACAACAATAACAACAACTACTGTACAATTAGATGATAATATATTAGAATTAAATGGTGGTGGAACTGCAGATGGTGGTATCTATGTAAGAGATGCTGAAGCTTCAACAACTGTAACTGGTTCATTACTTTGGAATACAGGTGATGATAAGTGGACAGCAGGACCGAAAGGTAGTGAAGATGATGTTGTTTTAGCAACTGCTACTCAAACTCTTACAAATAAAACTTTAACAAGTCCTGATGTAAATTCACCTGATATTGATGGTGGTACAATTGATGGAGCAACGATAGCAACTTCAGATATAACAGTAGGTTCAGGTAAAACTTTAAATGTTAGTGGTGGTACATTAACAACATCAACTGCACAAAAAGTAGCTATAATTGGTGGAGGTGATACTGATGATTTATCAGAAGGTTCAAGTAATCTTTATCACACAACCGCAAGAGTAAGAGGTGCATTAAGTGCTGGTGAAGGAATTGATTTTTCTTCAGGCGAAATTAGTGGTGAAGATGCTAGTGTTACTAATAAAGGTATCGTTGAGTTAGCAACCACTGCAGAAACAACTACAGGTACAGATACCGCAAGAGCAGTAACACCTGATGGATTGAAAGATGGTTACCAAGGCTCAACTAATGTAACTACATTAGGAACTATTGCAACTGGTACTTGGAATGGTACTGTTATCGATAAAGCATATTTAGATGATGAAGTTTTAAATACATCTTTAAACGCAGCTACTGGTTCTTACATAACAGCTGTCAGAACTGTAACTGCAGGAGGAAATACTTTAGCTAGTGGTGAAACTTTAGCATTTACCGCTGGTTCAAATGTAAGTATTTCGGAATCTGGTGGGGCAGTAACAATAGCATCTACCGATACAAACACACAACTATCAACTTCAGATGTTAGAGGTAAATTCTCAGCTGGTGAAGGTATAGACATTTCATCTGGTGAAATTAGTGGAGAGGATGCATCAACATCAAACAAAGGTATAGTAGAACTCGCAACTACTGCTGAAACTACAACTGGTACAGACACTGCAAGAGCAGTGACACCCGATGGACTAAAAGATGGTTATCAAGGTTCAACTAATGTTACAACTTTAGGAACTATTGGAACTGGTACTTGGAATGGTACTGCAATCGCATCAGCTTATTTAGATTCAGATACGGCTCACCTAAGTGGAGGTCAAACATTTAGTGGAGCGAAAAAATTTACTGGTGATGCTACATTTGAAGGTCAAACTAACTTCCAAATTATGGGAGATAATAACGCTATCTTTATTAGTTCATCGAATAGTTATGACCCAGCAAATGATACTGGATTTTTATATATCGGTGGATATCAAAGTGGAAATACCTCTGATTTAGGATTAAAACTTGATTATGGAGATACCAAACTAAATGTACACGGACTTGAAATAGTAACAAATGCAACCATTGATATGAATGGTACTACACAATCAACCTCTAAAACAACAGGTACACTACAAGTAGCTGGTGGTGTTGGTATCGCAAAAACACTTAATGTTGGTGAAGATGTTGTAGCATACGCTTCTTCGGATGAGAGATATAAGGATTTAATCACACCAATTGAGAATCCAAATGAAAAAATTAAATTACTAAGTGGTAACACATTCGTATGGAATGATAAGCACGAAGTATTCAAAGGTAAAAAAGATATCGGTGTAATCGCACAAGAGGTAGAAAAAGTTTTACCAGAGATTGTAGAAACAAGAGATAACGGATACAAAGCCGTAAAATACGAAAAGATAGTTGCTCTACTTATAGAATCTAATAAAGAACTTATTAAAAGGGTAGAAGAATTAGAAAAGAAACAAAAATGATAAGATTAACAGATTTACTTAACGAAGCTGTATTTTATGGTAAGGCAAAAGTTGTACTCCAATCAAACGCTAAAGATGCAGAGTTACCATCTCAACTTGTTGAGTTTAACTTTAATTATAGCGTAAAAGGATTTAGTGAAGGACCAACTTTATATTGTATTCCAAAAAGTTCAAAAGATTTAGATAAAATTGATACTTTAGGTAGTATATCAAAAGATGATATCAGTAAACAATTAGCAGAATTCGCATCAAAGAAAACAAAACAAAAGTTTGTTCCTATCCCATACAGATATGCTGACCAATATGCAATTGCATTAAATATAGAACCGATTCTGAAAAAAATCAAATAAATGTACGATGTTTATTACACAACTGGTGGTGGTCCTTGGGTCAACGCTGGAACTGATTTGTGGGTAAATGATTTTTTAGAAAATATTGTACCACATCTAAAAGTAAGACCAGTTTTACTTATTCACCGAAACAAACCAAAAGGATTTGAAGATTTTGAATTTCCAATAGAAACTCATTGGCAAGGTGATAATGTTGGTGAATTTGAAAAGATATGTGATGGAGCTAGAAGAATCAATATATTACATGGACATTATACTCCAATGAAAGCTATAGTAAATAATAAAGATAAGATTCATTCAAATGTATTACATAACTCAGTTGACCATATTTTAAAATCACAAGTTGTTACAGATGCTAGAATTGGTTGGCATCCGTGGTTAGATTCACAATGGGAAAAGGAAATAAACAAATGGGCAACTCATTCTATATGGGTGGGATTATTTGATATTCTGATAAAGAATGAAGTAATAAATAATTATTATGAGTTTAAACACAACTTACCTTTAAGTAAATCAAATGGATTAGGATTTGCTGCTAGATGTGAAGGTAGAAAAAATCCACATTATTTAGAAAATCTAAAATGTTTTATTTTTACAAACTCTTTTGAATTTAATTTATTTTGGAAAAATGCGGTTGGTGGAAATTATGATAAAGCAAAGATTTATCATTATTATGGTAACTTCAAAGATAAGTTTTATGATATGGATTGGGGAATATCACATTCAGCGTTTACATCAGAACCTTTTGGATATGGAATTTTTGAAGCAGTAGATAGAGGAAAACTACCTATTTTACATTCAACTTGGTGTAAAGATTTTGAGTATCCTTACAGAGTTTCATCTAAAACTGAATTTATAGATATTTATAATAAGGTGTGTAATGATACCTACGAAACAAAAAATTATTGGTTTAATAAAATAAAAAACTATATGATTCATAATTATTCAGATAAACAATTGTGGATTGACTCATTATTAAATATTTATAACATATAGGAGAATTATGGCAACACTATCATCTGGAGATACTTTATCTTTAAACAACTTAGCAACGGCTACTGATGAAAGTACCAAATCAATGGGTACGATAGCAGGTAGTACAGCAACTCCAATATCGATGTCAGCATTTGCAATCGATAGTGTGGGTTCACTAAGTGGATTTACATATGTTGTTGAAAATACATCAGAAGATTATGTTTTAGGATTCGGAGCGGCTGGTGGAAGATTTGTAAAGATTAGAGAGAAAAAAAGAAATTTTGATTGGAGTATAACTGGTGGAGGTACTATTTACTTTACCTCTGCATCTTATTCTAATGAAGCAGCTGGTAGTGGTTCATTAACTATAGCTGCTGGAGAAATGAAAAATGCAGGTACTCAAACTGCATTAGTTGGAGCTACATCTCACACATTAGGTGTTAAGTTTGCTGATGGGTTTAATGACCACGCTACAAACTACAATAGTAGTAGAACTAAAACAATATATTCTGTAGATTCATATGATGGAAACGCAGCATCTCTTTGTTTGGTATCCGATGCACCTATTGAAAAAGCTGATGGAACTATAGTTGAAGTTGGTGATTTGAGTGAAGGTGATGTATTAAAAGGATATGCATTAGATGGATTACCAGAAGATTCAGATGCAAACTTTTATAATTGGTCATCTGATACAATAGGAGAAACTCCAAAAAATGTAACTGTAGTAAATGTAACTTATTCATTTAGTAATAAAATATACAATATTAATAATGGAGCAGTAAAGGGTACAGGAGAACACCCAATGTTAATAAAAGATGCAACTGATGGATTATACAGATTTAAAGAATTAATGTTAATAGAAGTTGGTGATAAACTTGTAAGAGAAGTAGATGGTTCACTTGTAGATATTGATGTAACATCAATAACAATGGAAATATCAGATGTAGAAATAGTATCATTAGATGTAGAAGCACAAGATACATATTTAGTAAATGGATATGTAACTCACAATAAAGGTGCTAATTCACATGATGATTTGGGAGCACCGGGTGCACCATCATCAATTACATATACACAAGGTACTGATACTTTGAGTTGGACAGCACCATCTTCGGTTGGTACTGGTGGAATTACGGCTTATGATTGGGCAATAGATAATAACTCTGATTTCAGTTCACCAATCGTTTCTGAAACAGAGTGGTCAGCAACATCAATTGTTGTACAAGCTTCGATTACTTTATCTACTGGTACATACTATTTTAGAGTAAGAGCAATTGACCAAGGATTAGCTGGAACTTATGGAACTTTAACATTTAATTATGTTGCACCATAATAAATTTTATGTTTTCGAAAAAACCATATATTTATATATATAAATAAGTTATACTAAATTTTACAAAAATGGCAAAATCAAAAAGTAAATTACAAAAATTGACAGAAGAAGAGTTAACTCAAATTAACTCAATTAGAAATGAAGCATCCCAAATCTTTTTTGAATTGGGTAGAATCGCTATCAGAAGAAGAAACGCAAATCTTCAAATTGATAATGATGAAGAAAAGCTAGAAAATCAACATGATGAGCTAGTTAAAAAAGAAAATGAGTTATATCAAACACTCAATAAAAAATATGGAGATGGTGAAATAGACCCTACAAAGGGTGAATTTATTCCATCTACTACGGAAGAAAAATAGGTTTTTGAAAAATAAATTAATACTTATATGTGTATAATATTACATTATCACTAAAGGAGAATAAAAAATGGCAGAAAAAATCGTATCACCGGGAGTATTTACAAGAGAGAACGATTTATCATTTATTTCACAAGGAATAGGAGAAATCGGAGCTGCAGTGATTGGACCTTTTAAGAAAGGACCAGCATTTGTACCAACAATCGTAAATACCCAATCAGAATTTGAAGAAATATTCGGTGTACCTGATGGAACATACTACACAGGATACACAGTACAAAATTATTTAAGAGAAGCAGGAACTGTAACAATTGTTAGAGTTGGACATGTGGGAGGATATACTCACGTTGACCCAATCGGAGTTGTTGTATCAGGTTCATTATCAGGTAACGCATCTGGTAGTGGAGGTGGTAGACAATTATTAGGAGCATTATTTGCTACTGAGAACGGAACGGAATCAACTGGTTTTCCATCAGCAACTAACACTATCGAATGTTTACAATCTTCTTCTACATTTAACATAAGTGGTTCAGAAATAGGAACTGCATTATCAGCATCAGTAATCCCATCATCAGGTAGTGATATATCAGATGTATTTGGTGATTCACCGCTTGGAAGTAAAAATGTATATGTTTACAAATACTTTGAGCAAGGTGCAACAGATGCAACTGGATACTTTGTTGAGAGTGGTTCAAAAGTAGAATTTTTATCATTAGCTGACCAAGCATTGAACTTTGATACTACTAGAGCAACTACTCCATATATAAAATCACAACTTGTTTCAGGTGAGAGACATAATCTATTTAGATTCCATACATTAGCTCATGGTAGTGATACGAACCAAGAGTATAAGATTTCAATCTTTAATGTAAAACCTGCAGGAAGTTCAGCAGCTACAGATTACGCAACATTCTCAGTAGCAGTTAGAAAATTTAGTGATACAGATAAGAGAAAGAATGTTTTAGAAACATTTAATAATGTTAACTTAGACCCAGCTTCACCAAATTACATTAAGAAAGTAATCGGTGATAGAGTTGTAAGTATAGATGCAAATGGTAAACAAACTGAAACTGGTGATTACGCTAACTACTCTTCACATATCTATGTAGAATGTGTTGAAGAAGGTTCGTTCCCAATTACAGCAGCACCATTTGGACACGCTGAGTATGTTAACCCAATAGCAGTTGTAAGTTCACTTTCTCCTGAAGAAAGAATTGTACCACCTGTAACATTTAGAAGTGGTTCAGATTCAAACACATCTTCAAACAAAGTAAACTATGCTGGTATTGATGTAGAAACAACAACTGTTAAGATTGATAATGTTAATTACTTAGCACCGATTCCTACAAACGCAGGAACAGGTTCTAACTCAGTATTCGCATTCGATTCAACACTTTCTTACGAAATGACTGGTTCAGATGCAACTGATATAGCTAAGAGACAGTTTACTGTAGGATTCCAAAGTGGTTTTGATGGTGTAACACCAACAGTAAGAAAGAAATTAGGTTCAAATATCTCAGCAGGTAACTCGCAAGGATTTAACCTATCTTCTTCAACCGCTAGTGGTTCAGTAGCATATGTAAAAGCAATTAACGCAGTATCAAATCCTGATGATTTCGATATCAACTTAGTATCAGCACCGGGTGTTATCAGAAGATTACACTCTTATGTGTTCGGTAAAGTTGTTGATATGGTAGAGGATAGACAAGATGCATTCTTCATTGGAGATGTAACTTCAGTAAACGATACTATAGCACAAGCAACAACTCAAGCAGATGCAGTAGATTCTAACTATGTTGGATGTTACTATCCTTGGGTTAAAACAATCGATATTAATACTAACAAACTAACCGCAGTACCACCATCAGTATTGATGCCAGGTATTTACGCAGCTAACGATAGAGTAGCAGCTGAGTGGTTCGCACCTGCTGGATTAAACAGAGGTGGAATCGTAGGAGCAGTTTCAGTATTAAACAGATTAACGCACGCTGAAAGAGATACACTTTATGAAAACAAAGTTAATCCAATCGCATCATTCCCTGGCGAAGGTATTGTAGCATTTGGACAAAAAACATTACAGGACAAAGCATCAGCTTTAGATAGAATTAATGTTCGTAGATTGTTGATTAAAGTTAAAAAGTTTGTAGCAAGTACTTCTCGATACTTAGTATTCGAACAAAATACGGCACAGACTAGAAATAGATTTATAAACACTGTACAACCTTATTTAGAAGGAGTACAACAAAGACAAGGGTTATACGCATTCAAAGTGGTGATGGATGAAACAAACAACACTCCTGATGTAATCGATAGAAACATATTAGCAGGTCAAATATTTTTACAACCTACTAAGACGGCTGAATTCATAGTAATTGATTTCAACATTCTACCGACAGGGGCTTCGTTCTCAGCATAATGAAAATTTAAAAACTATATATTTATAATAGTAATAGGAGAATAAAAAAATGGCAGAAGTATTAGAATTCAACGAAATGTTTTATACCAACTTCGAACCGAAGATGAAGAACAGGTTCATTATGAACATTGATGGTATAGACTCATATTTAATTAAAACAGCCAACAGACCTACTATTCAGTTTGAACCTATAACATTAGACCATATCAATGTTAAGAGAAAACTAAAAGGTAAAGGTGAGTGGCAAGATGTAGAGATTACTCTATATGACCCGATTGTTCCTTCAGGAGCACAACAAGTGATGGAGTGGGTAAGAACTTCACATGAATCACTAACTGGTAGAGATGGATACGCAGATTTCTATAAGAAAGATGTAAACTTCTTTATGTTAGGGCCTGTAGGTGATAAAATAGAACAATGGACTCTTAAAGGTGCATTTATAACATCAGCTGCATTTAATGATTTAGATTGGGCTTCAAATGACCCAGCTGAAATCACTTTGACGTTATCTTACGATTACGCAATACTTGAATTCTAAAAAATAAATACTGAAGAAAGAAAGTTCTCTATGTGAGAACTTTTTTTTTGCTCTAATTTCTAATTTTTTCATTCTTATATATTTATATACAAAC